CATTCAATATTATTAAGATCTCCTGCAAATGTTATTGTTCCACTAGGATTTCCACCTGTAATCATCAAATAAATCTTATTTCCCAATTGAGCACCAGGTGCTGTTGTTACATCTAATGTAAAACTATTAGCAATTGGCCCTTCAAAATTAATAATTGTAGTGCCTGCACCAGCAGTTGTACTAACTGTACTAGCAGCTGCAGGAACTGGAAATGTTGTTGTAGAAGATGCTGATCCAGCAGCATATGCCACCCCTGTGAGGTATTCCAATTGCTTAGATATCTGCCATAAGAGGTTCTCTTCTGTGCCCCATCCTATCTGTCTACTTGGTATTGCCATAATAAAAAAGTTAATGCCCAAAGATATGTGTTTTATTAACATATACAATGAGCTAGTCTAAATTGGTATAATTGAATTGATTAGAACAACTCTAATCAAGTTGATTATCGTCCTTGTCTGTTATAAGGTTTTGTAGCTTTGTCTTTAGGACCCTTGAATTTAGATGCTTTACCACCTTTTCTTCTTCCAAAGTTTACCTTTCTGCTGTCTCCAGCTGCTTTACCTTTTGCCATATTGGTTATTTTTTAAAGTATAAGTCTGCTTCTGCTTGTCTTCTTCTTGTAAGTCCTCTGACATGTGCTCCATTAGACATGTCCCATTTCATAAACTCTTCTCTGATGGTAGGATCTAAAGGATTGATATTCACTTTCTTACGTAATGTAGAGCCTTTTAAAGCTCCAAGTCCTAAGTTGTAAGCAAAGCTCACTAGGGCCCCAAATTGATATACATTAAGATCATCTCTAATTAATAAATCTACACCAGCAGTCTTTAATCCCACTTCCCATTTAAGAAAGTCAAAAGCTTGTATAGTAGTGATTCTTGGATCTCCCACTTGTACCTTCTTACCATCTAAATAGGTAGGAGGATAGACAATTGTACCATATCCAACAGTATCTACCCCAGCAGGGTCTATAGAGTCATGATAGGCATTTGCTGCAAATCCTTCAAAGCTCTTAATTAAGTTAATACAATCATCATTAATCTGTATCATAATATCTCATTAAAAAAATATATCATAGCTGCCACCCATAATATGCTTATAACAGCAACAACGAGTTTTTCATACTTAGTCATATCATCTAAGTTTAATCTTCCAATAAGTGGAGAATTCATATACCACTTGCCCATCATAACCTACACTAGCACCAAATATCCTGTCTTGTTTGTCCTTATACAAGAGACCTACATGTGCTGAATGTATAGGATTTAGTTGGTTACCAACTAGGCCCCCCCCTATAAAAAGTTGTCTAACAGCAGGAAGAGTTTTGGTTATTGTCACAATTTTTTCAGGAATTGTGACATTATAGGCTATAGAATTACCTATAATCATGTTAGCAACAACAGTATCATAGACAGAAGCGGTCCCATAGGTGCCTAGCTTATAGTCTGTCTTGAAGATGTGCTCAGTAAAGTATTTATCGTCTAGGGAATTATATTGTTTCAATAGCCCAGCATAGCTTGTATCTGGCTTATATTGAATACTATCTCTCCAAATTGTGTCCTTCTTAGCTTTTAATAAGATAGGTTTACCAGGGACAGTGTCATGTACTTCTACATACTGTATAACAGTGTCAATCTTTGGTAAAACAGGAGTTTTGTCTAGATATGTACAGCCAGTTCTTTGTAATAGAATGACTATAACTAGTCCAAGAATAAGAATATATAGATTAGTAGATTTCATCGTGGGTTTCAGAGAAGAAATTAGATAGTATTTTAGCTACAAATCCAGTGACAAAGATGATAGTTCCTACTATAGGATGACCATTTAATGTAGTCATACCACCAGCAAATGTGCAGGCAGACACTATAGCATCTGCAGCCTTTCTAACGTTCTTAGGGGTAGGTTTCCAGTATTCGTTTATTCCAAATTTCATAACGCTTTCTTTTTAGCTAAGTGTTTTAAATTTCTATTATCAGGTATTATAGCAACTGTCTGTTCTTTATAAGGAGGAATGGGCTCTTTGCTTGATTTATTATTCTCAACAGCTAAGGATTTACCGTAAACAACTCTTTCCAGGTTATCTATTCTAACATGATCTGCTGAGTATTGACTCATCAAGAACTTCATATCACTTCTAATCTCACTAACTATACTCCAGATTATTAGACCTAAAACAGATACTAATCCTGGAAATAAGTATAGTTTAACTTTGTCAAATTGTGTGGCCATTTACATTAAATATTGCGTTGTATTAATAAAAATACACCCAGAAGAGGGTGTATATATCTAGGCCCTAAGACCTTATGTAAGTTGATTGTAAAATTCCTAGCAAAGCTATGTAAAACAATTGAAATTACCAAATCTTTTTTTCGAGTTATATATTAATATTTATAATAATATATACAATATTTTTTGTTAGTAAACAACTTATTTCTTAACTTTGTAAGAAATAACCAATTTAATATGAAAAAACCAATTTGTCTTAATTTAAAAGACTATGATAGCTTTGACAACCTAGAATCAGTCAATGCTCATATTAAGAAATTACACGATACACACGTACAAAATATCACTGTACTATCTAAAGAACCTCAGTATTTTAAAGACAATCCTTTTGTAGAAAAGAGCTTTAAAGAAGCATCTGTTAATATGACATACTTTTTAGCTAATTATGCTATGCATGATTATGTACATCATGGTAAAAAGAAATTACTTATAATTGTACCTCATTTGAGTACAGGTGGTCTACCCCAAGTTACCCTTAATAAGATAGAGCTTTTAAAAGATGAGTTTGAAATCAAGCTTGTAGAATATGCTATATTAGCTTTGATATTTAATATACAAAGAAACAAGATACTTAGCCTATTAGAAGAGAAGAACTTTCATACGTTACAAAATGATAAACATGAGCTATTTAATATTATAGATAGATTCAATCCTGATGTAGTAGCTATGGAGGAATTCCCTGAATTTTTTATGGATGATGATGTTACCAATAAGCTATACAAATCTGATAGAAGATATAAGATTATAGAAACTACACATGATAGTTCATTTAATCGTAAGAATAAAAAGTACTTCCCTGATAAATACATCTTCGTAAGTGCTTATAACTCATTTAAATATATAGATAGTGTTGTTCCTTTTGAGGTGATTGAATACCCTGTAAATCATAAAGAAAGAAATCAACATGCATTACGTGAGAAAATAGGACTTGAACATGACTATAAACATGTAGTTATTGTAGGACTGTTTACAGAAAGAAAGAACCAAGCTTATGCATTTGAAATGGCTAAAAAGCTTACAGATTATAAGATTAAGTTTCACTTCTTAGGTAACCAAGCAGACAACTTTAAATACTATTGGGAGCCATTACTAACTAATAAACCTGAGAATTGTATTCTATGGGGAGAGCGTTCTGATGTATCAGATTTTGTGGCAGCTTGTGATGTGTTCTTATTCCCATCTAAAGGAGACCGTGGTAACAAGGAGCTTAATCCTATTGCTATCAAAGAAGCATTAGAATATGATGTTATTAAGATGATGTACAACCTAGATGTATATTGTAACAAGTATGATGAATATAAAGATGTAGTTTATTTAACTGGTGATAGTAGTAGTGATGCTGCCAATATGTTATCATTTTTAAATTTTGATAATATAAATGAAGAGGTGATTGTTGTAGGAACTTATCCTAATTTAAAAAGACGTGTCAAACTTACAAAGCAGTGCATAGAGTCTTTAAAGCCTTTAGGTAGAAAGATCATACTTATTAGTCACTATCCTGTTGACCAAGAGATACAAAAGATGGTGGATTATTATATTTATGATAAGCATAATCCAATGACTACTCATTCTTATTATACATTATTCTACAATAGAGGTGCAGAGTATGATGTTGATGTTAATATCAATCAGTTACATAACGGTAATCAATCATTAGCTGTATTAACTAATGTATTCAATGGATTTAAGCATGCTAAAGAGCATGGATTTAAACGTCTGTTCTATGTAACATTTGATGTTATTATAGATCCTAGAGATATAGATATCATTAATACATCTTTTAGCACATTAGCTTCAGGCAAGAAAGCATTCTTAGCATCATTCCATACAGCATTTGATTATGGTATACAGACTAATGGTATGGCATTTGATGTTGATTTCTTCTTACAAAACTTTGATGATGTTAGAGATGTAGAATCTTACAATAAAATATGTAAAGAAATTGGAGCCCAAAACTTCTTAGAAGACTATTTGTCTAAGAAAATTAATAGAATAAATAAAGATGATATCTATCTAAGACCAATGTTAAGAAATGCAGGAGATGAAACATTCCTTGAATACAGTGGTACAGGAGTATCTTCTCATAGTGAATACTATTCTATTTTACCAGTGGCAGGAAAAGCTAATACATTCATGTTCTATTTCTTTACATATAATGTAGATGATAGAGTAGTAAAAGGTAATATAGGAGATGTATTCTTCCAATTTGATATAGCTAAGACCAAAGAATACAAATATGAGTTTGCCTATACAGGTAAGCAAATAGATATAAACTTTGAGTTCTATGATGGAGATCATATGTATAAAAGAGAGAGTCATACAATCAATGATAGTACAATTGCTAAGTATAGAGATACAGGTAAATTTACGTGGAAGAATATCAAACCTAAAATTAAATTAGTTCACATACAAACAACACTAAATGATGATAGAGAACAAGCAAGCAGAGCTTCCCTTGAGCAAGTCAAAGACAATGGATGG